AAGATTTACAAGCAAAATTAAAAGCAGATCTACAAACTCAATTACTACAATCTAATACACAAGAACTACAAGCTGCAGCAAAAATTATTGAAGCTGAAGCAAAAGCGGGCTGGTTCGCATCGAGCTGGAGACCTTTATTAATGTATGTATTAATATTTATTTTAGTTTGGAACTATATATTAGGACCAGTACTATTATTTTTTTTTAAAGCTTCTATCACTATAACTCTTCCAGGAGATGTTTGGACACTTTTACAAATTGGTCTGGGAGGTTACGTTGTGGGACGAAGCGCGGAATCGGTTGCACGCACTATGGCGAACAAACCGGTAAATAATAACCAAGAAAACGGATAAGGATATAACATGAGAAACGATTATAAAATAAGACCAAGACAAGCACTTAAAAAAGGTGGAATGGCTAAAGGTAAATTTCCAGATTTAACTGGAGATGGTAAAGTAACTTTTAAAGATATTTTAAAAGGCAGAAAAGCTATTAAACATGGTGGCAAAGTTAAAGAAGCTACGCATAAAATGCCAAGCGGAAAAATGATGAAAAATTCTGCTATGAAAAAAAAATAAAAAGTAATGGCTAAACAAGGTCTTTGGGCAAATATTAATAGAAGAAAAAAATTAGGAATAAGTCGTCCTAAATCTGAAACTACTATTTCTAAAGAAGCTTATTCGAATATGAAAGAAGGATTTCCAAAGAAAAAAGCTAAAGGTGAAAGGGCTATGGAATCTAAAATGATTTCTGCTGGTGCAAATTTAGATAAAAGAAAAAGAGTCCTTACAAAATCTAATACAATGTTAGCAAAAGGTGGTATTGCTAAAGGTTGTGGAAAAGTAATGTCTAATAGAAAAAAAGTTACAAAAGTTTATTAATATGGGTAATATTGCATTACGTGGTCAAGGTAGAGCAATGATGGCATCTGGCGGTAGAACTGCAGCATGGCAACGTAAAGAAGGTAAGAATCCGACAGGTGGTTTAAATAGAAAAGGTATTGCATCTTATAGAGCCGCGAATCCTGGTTCTAAATTATCAATGGCAGTAACTACTAAACCATCTAAATTAAAACCAGGTTCTAAATCTGCTAATAGAAGAAAATCTTTTTGTGCCAGAATGAAAGGTTTAAAAAAAAGATTAACTTCAGCTAAAACAGCAAGAGATCCAAATTCAAGAGTTAATAAATCTTTAAGAAAATGGAATTGTTAAAAATTAAAGATTTTAAAAAATGCACTAAATGCAAAACTATTAAAGAAAGAACAAAAGAATTTTTTCCTTTACATAATAAAAAATTAGATGGTTTAGATAGTTGGTGTCGTAAATGTAGATCAACTTATAGAAATGATATAAATAGGGGCGTATTTAGAGATTCTATATCAGATGATAATTTAAAAAGATTAAAACTAGAAAGATTTAGTTGTGAAATTTGTAATAATAAAGAAAATTTAGTTATTGATCATAATCATAAAACAAATGTAGTTAGAGGAAGATTATGTAATCATTGTAATAGAGGACTAGGTCATTTTTTAGATAAAGAAGATTTATTAAAATCAGCTATTAATTACCTAGTAAAAACAAAAGATTTTGATATAAATCATTGGAAAGATTATTTTAAAAAGAAAAACTAACAAAAGGAGAAGAGAATGGAAACAGTAGACGTAGCAAGTAAATTACAAAGATATATGAAAGCCCAGTTGGCTAATCTGACCACTATGGTCACATCTGGTGGTATTGACAATATGGAAAATTACAAGTATATACTTGGACAAATTCGTACTTACGAGTTTTTATTACAGGAAATCTCTAACCTGCTAAACAAAAAGGAGCTTAAGGAAAATGAGCAAGGAAACGTTATTAAACTCGACTGATGTTCAGTCAAATGAAATACCTAAAACCGTTCTAGGTTTAGAGGAAAAATATCAAAAAGAAAATAAAAAAATTGAAGATAAAACTATAAGAGCAGAAAACATTTCTGAATCATTAGTTGATAGCTTACCCAATCCAACAGGTTGGAGATTATTAGTATTACCATTTACACCTAAAGATAAAACTAAAGGTGGAATTATTATTGCACAAGAATCATTAGATAAATTAAGAATAGCTACTAACTGTGGCTATGTATTAAAAATTGGACCATTAGCGTATCACGATAAAGAAAGATACCCAACAGGTCCATGGTGTAAAAAAGGAGATTGGGTAATTTTTGCTCGTTATGCGGGATCGAGATTACCAATAGAGGGTGGAGAAGTGCGACTACTAAACGATGACGAAGTACTTGGGACTATAAAAAATCCTGAAGATGTTCTTCATCATATTTAAACATAGGAGGCACTATGCCAATAGAAGATAAAAAAAGAGATCCAATGATAGATGTCGGCGAGGAAGAAGGCGCTGAAGTTATATTGGATAACAACGAACAAACAAAAGTCGTTGCAGAAGAAAAAAAGGAAGAGAAGATAGACGTTATACAAGAGGAAGAAAAACCTGTTGTTGAAGCAAAGGTTGAAAAACCTGTAGAGAAAAAAGATGAGTTAGAAGAATATAGTGAGAGCGTTAAAAAACGTATTGCTAAATTAACTCATAAAATTAGAGAAGCTGAAAGACAAAAAGAAGAAGCTATTAATTTTGCTCATTCTGTTAAAAGAGAAAAAGAACAGATTGAATCAAGATTATCTAGAACAGATCAAAGATATGTTTCTGAATTTGAAAGCAGAGTTAAATCTAGTTTAGATAACGTAAAAATAGCTCTTAAATCAGCTATCAATGCAGGAGATGTTGATGCTCAAATTTCAGCTCAACAACAAATTGCAGAGTTAACTTTAGAAGCAGCTAGATTAGGTTCTATTAAATCTAATCAACAAGATGTTGTAAAAGAAAAAGAAGTTACAATAACTCCTCAACAAACAAATCAAACACCACAAACTGATCCTAAAGCAGAAGATTGGGCTTCTAGAAATAATTGGTTTGGTAATGATTCAGCAATGACTTATACTGCGTTTGATTTACATAAAAAAATTGTTGAAGAGGAAGGATTTGATCCTAGAAGTGACGAATACTATGCAGAAATTGATAAAAGAATAAGACTTGAATTTCCGCATAAATTTGCTATAAAAGAAGATACATCTACAGAAAGTACAAATAAACCTGTACAAAATGTAGCTTCGGCGAAACGTCCAAGCCAAACAGGACGCAAAAAAACTGTGAGACTCACACCTTCACAGGTAGCAATTGCTAAAAGATTAGGTGTGCCACTTGAAGAATATGCGAAACATTTAACCACGAAGGAGGTATAGGCATATGGTAAACGAAAAAAATACAATTAAGACTTCCCGTGCGAGCGAAACTATGGTCAAAAAAGAAAGACCAAAAGTTTGGACTCCACCATCATCTCTGGATGCACCACCTGCGCCAGACGGATTTAGACATAGATGGATAAGAGCCGAGAGCGTTGGCTTCGATGATACGAAGAACGTTTCAGGCAAATTGAGATCTGGTTGGGAATTTGTTAGAGCGGATGAATATCCTGACTCTAATTACCCACAAGTCAAAGACGGAAAATACGCAGGAGTCATTGGAGTTGGCGGCCTAGTGCTGGCTAGGATACCCGAAGAGATCGCAAAATCTCGCGAAGAGTACTTTGCAAAAAGAACTCAAGACCGAGAAGAAGCTATTGCAAACGATCCCTTTAAGGAACAGCACCCAAGTATGCCGATCAGCAAAGAGAGGCAAACTCGTGTAACTTTTGGTGGCTCAAAGAAAAACTAATTATTTAGTAATTCCTATCCAACAAAGTTTAAAATAAACTTAAGGAGAAAATAAATATGGCAAACTCAACAGTGGCCTTCGGTTTCAGACCGTTAGGCAAACTTGGTGGGAACCCAGCTGCAGGCGGACAAGATCAATATGTGATCGTGGACAACTACAGCTCGTCTATTTTCCAAGGAGACCTTGTTAAGCTAAACGTTACTGGTGGAGTTATCGTAGTTGATACTTCAGCTCTAACTAGTATTTTTGGCGTATTCAATGGTTGCCTGGTAGAATCAGACCCATCGACAAAAAAACCAAAATGGTCAAATTTTTACTCACAAACGAATATCACTACAGGTGAAATTCAGGCGTATGTATTAAATGACCCTAACCAATTGTACCTCGTTAAATCTACAGGAACTGCTTTAGGAACTACTGCGGTTGGAACTAGCTTTGATCAAGTGTATGCAGCAGGTAATACCAACAATGGTATTTCTGGCGCTTATATAGATCTTGGAACTTCAGCCACGTCAGCTAATGGGCAACTAACTGTGGTGAATCTTTCACCATTCATAGGTAACGAAGAGACAGCAACAAATGAAGATTTCATTGTTAAATTGTCTCCAGGTCAACAATTACTATAACAGGAGAATAAACTATGGCTATCTCAAGATCACAACTAGTTAAGGAACTAGAACCAGGTTTAAACGCTCTGTTTGGACTTGAATATAAACGTTATGACAGCGAACACGAAGAAATCTTCGTAAAAGAAACTTCTGACAGAGCTTTTGAAGAAGAAGTTATGTTATCAGGTTTCGGAAACGCTGCCATCAAAGCTGAAGGATCTGGTGTCAACTACGATCAGGCACAAGAAACTTTCACTGCAAGGTATACGCATAATACTATTGCTTTAGCATTCGCGATCACTGAAGAAGCGATCGAGGACAATTTGTATGATAGACTAGCGTCTAGATATACAAAAGCTTTAGCAAGATCTATGGCGAATACAAAGCAGGTAACTGCGGCTAACGTATTGAATAATGGATTCAGCACTACTTATTTAGGTGGTGACGGATCTCCTTTATTCTCTACGACTCACGCTACAATCTCTGGAACATTTAGAAACACGCTTGCAACAGCAGCTGATTTAAATGAAACATCTTTAGAGCAGTCTTTAATAGATATTGCTGCTTTCACAGATGAAAGAGGTTTAAAAATTGCGGCTCAAGGAGTGAAATTAATTATTCCTTCTGAATCACAATTTACTGCAGACAGATTAATGTCTTCTGCTGGTAGAGTTGGAACAGCTGACAATGATATCAATGCAATCAAAAACAAAGGAATGATTTCACAAGGTTATGTTGTGAACCATTACTTAACTGATTCTGATGCATTCTTTATCATGACAGATGTACCAAATGGCTTAAAGTACTTCGAAAGATCCCCAATTAGAACTTCTATGGAGGGAGATTTTGAAACTGGCAACGTAAGATATAAAGCTAGAGAAAGATACAGCTTCGGCTTTTCTGACCCTAGAGGCGCTTTCGGTTCCCCAGGAGCATAAGAACTTTTTTTTATGGGGCGAGCTTGACTCGCCCTATAAATCAATATAAAGACATCCGTGAGAAGATGACCTACCTAATAAAAGTATTTACAAACGGCATGAAAATCCAATTTATATTGGAATCTGAACCCATAAACACTACAGAATCTTTACATCAGAAAGTACTTGACTTTCTGGGAAAAACAAGTAAAGAGCAATTAGAAAAAATGATTAGTCATAAACAGATTAGTAATTTTTTCTACATAACTTACGAGGAGGTTGAACGTGACATCATTGTCTCAATCACTTCTGGCCAAGAAAATAGACTTGGAATCACAGTGGAACAAGTCTTATCTTGAACAGGGAAGATTAACGACCGACATGCAATGGTTGGACGTAATGTTGAAGGAAGTTAAAAGAGAAATTCTTCAACAGGATCTTGAAGCCGCTAGACAAGAGAATAATCTTGTTTTAAGCGAAGAAGAAGATCCAGCATTTATAGCTAGTTAAACTAGTTATATAATTGGAATAAAAGTGAGACAAACATAAGCCATCCCTTGCTCTTTTCAAAAAATTAAGCTATATTTATAGAACTATATATTAACTTCTGATCTAGACGCATATAGTCGACGGCCTAGAGACTAGATTGGAATAACTAGGAGAATAAAACTATGGCAACAACATCATTCCAAGGGATCGTAAGATCATACGGAGGACAAGACAAATCAGTAACAACACCAGGTGTTGTAGTATTATCTGAAACAATTTCATTTAATGCTGCAGCGACCGCAGCTTCTTTAACACCAGTTAGAATTGGTGCATCAGCAACAACTGGCGCTACATTCATTCTACCAAAAGGTGCTATACCAATTTCTTTTACAGTAGTAGTAGTATCAGTAGGTGCTTCATCTACAATAGACATTGGAACAACAGCTGACGTTGATGGTTTCTTTAATGAAGTAGCTTCGGTTACAAAAGGAACAATCAAAGGTGCAGATGGTGCATTAGTGATAGCAGGTGGTATACCAGCTAACGCTACTGTAGCAGCTTCTGTTGGAGCAACTGCTGGAACTGGAACAGTTACAGGTGTGTTTACATATACAATTGTAGATAACGCTCAACCAGGCGAGTCACAGTCGTTATAATAAATTAATTTTTAAGGAGCTCGAAAGAGCTCCTTAAATTATAAGGAGATAAAATGAGTTACAAAAGTGATGTAAAACCAGTTTATATTGCTGCTGCTAATGCAGTTGCTTTTGCTGGAAGAACAAGACTTCGAGGATACGTTGTTCAATCAACTGGAAGTTCGGGAACATTAATTATTAATGGTTTAGCAAATGCTACAACTGTTAGTTCTTCAACTAATACACAAGTATTTTTTACAGTATCTGTTGGAGCAGGACAAACTGAAACTTTAAATATTCCAGAAGACGGAGTTTTATATGCTCAAAATAATGGAACTGGAATTGTAGATGGTATTGGTGTAACAGCTAACGCTTCAGCATTAACGGCAGTATTATTTATAGATAAATAGGAGAGTAGATGACTACCTCTGGAACTACAAGTTTCAATCTTGAACTAGATGAGCTTTTTGACGAAGCTTATGGACGTGTAGGTATTGGAACAGCTAGATCTGGTAATCATTTAAAAACAGCAAGAAGAAATTTAAATATTTTATTATCTGAATGGGATAATAGAGGTGTTCATTTATGGAAAGTTAAATTAGCCACGATCCCTTTAGTATTGGGCCAAGCTGAATATAGCTATACTACCGATCCGACAAATTATCCAAACGATATTAACGATGTATTAGAGGCATATATTAGAAATAATACTTCACCTAGTGCTTCACAACCCACAGATACTTCATTAACTAAAATAGATAGATCTGCTTATGC